AGACGTCGGTGATGATTTCATGAAGTCGGTGATCAAAGGTGATGACGCCGAGAAACGTCGTCTGTGGGCAAAGGTTCTTCAACGCCGCGCTGAAGTTGGTTATCCGTACGTGTTGTTTTCTGGTAACGTCAATCGTGACAAGCCCGAGGTGTACAGAGACAACGACATGCAGATTTATGCTAGCAACATGTGTCTTCGTGGTGATAGCATTATTACTGTCTGGTTTCCTTTCTACGAAGAACCCCACGATCTTGAAATTGAAGCATTCGTAAAACTTTGGGGTATGGGGGGAGTTCCCGTTGGCACTAAAGTAAAAACTGAAGAAGGCTTTCAGGTTGTCACAGCAGCCGCACAAACTGGATCAACAAAAGAAATGATCCGGATCACCGATGAAGAAACCGGGAAAATTGTCGAGTGTACACCCGATCATAAAATCTTCACTCAGAATAGAGGTTGGGTTGAAGCGAAAGACCTCACTGAAGAAGACGAGTTGTTATTAGAGTGATATAATCTCATAACACTTTATTGGTGTAGTGAAATTCCTTTTTGTATAAATAAACATATAGCAAAAAGGAATTTCACACATGGATTATCTAAAAATCTATAACACTCTCTGTGAAAGAGGTAGACTAAGAAATAAAAGAAGAGGAAGTAATCTAGAAAAGCACCATATAATACCTACGTTTTTCTTCAAGGATTCAAAAAGAAATCATAGGTATAAAGATGGAATCTTCAATGGTGATGGTGAAGGCTTAAATAATATCACGTATTTGACACCAAGAGAACACTTTATTTCCCATTTACTTTTGTGTAAAATATGGAAAGGTACAAAGTGGGAATATAGGTGCTATTGTTCTTTGAAAATGTTTGTCAATGGTGGACAAGTCAATAAAAAAAGAAGCGTGTTTGAGTATTCTTCGAGAAAGTACGAGTATTATAAAACAAAAGCTAACGCGAAAATAAGTGAAGGTAAAAGTGGAACAATGCCAGCAAAAGACGCCATCACCGGCGAAAGAGTTGGTATAGTAAGTGTTGAACATCCAAATGTTATAAGCGAAAAATGGGTACATATCACCAAAGGGATAAAAAAGTCTAAAGAGCAAAAACTCAAACAATCTTTTAGAAGCAAGGGATTGTCAAATGCAAAATCGAAATATACAGACAACCAATTGATCGAATCATTTAGAAAATGTTGTTATGAATGTGGTGTTTTGGTAAATCATAGTTTTTGGATATCTTATTCTTTGCAAAACGATTTACCACATTTGAAGTTCTTCAAAGATTTTAGATTTAGCGGAAATGGATTCAGTGATCTAGTAGAAATTATAAATCACCAAGCTAAAAATGATGGAATAAAACTAAAAATTATGAATCACAAATCCAAAGAATGGAAAGAGTTCATACGAAAGGAAAAAGCTAAATGGCTATAAAAATTGAAAAAATTGAATATCAAGAAGATATTCCTGTTTATGATATTACGGTCCCAGAGACCGAATCATTTTTTGCTAATGGTATTCTAGTTCACAATTGCAGCGAAATCAGCCTCCCATCTTCAATCGACGAAACATTCACATGTGTGCTGTCTTCGATCAATCTGCTACATTGGGATGAAATTGTACAAACTGATGCGATTGAAACGATGGTGTATTTCCTTGACACTGTCGTAACCGAGTTCATCAACAAAACAGAGGGATTGTACTACCATCAAAAAGCACGAAAGTTTGCTGAACGCCATCGTGCTCTTGGGATGGGTGTTCTTGGTTGGCATTCATATCTTCAGTCTAACATGATTGCATTCGAGAATCGTGATGCTGCTCAAAAGAACCTTGATATCGCTAAGACGTTGAACGAACGTGCGTATAAAGCTTCTGCTGAGTTGTCCGAGAAGTTTGGTGAACCTGAGCTATTGAAAGGATATGGTAGAAGAAACACAACTCTATTGGCAATTGCACCTACGAAGTCCAGTTCGTTCATTCTTGGCCAAGTTTCGCAGTCAATCGAGCCCGAGTTCTCGAATGCTTACGTAAAAGACCTCGCTAAGACGAAGGTGACAATCAAGAATCCATATCTGAAAGCGCTTCTCACCGAAAAGGGTAAAGACACTGACGACGTGTGGACATCAATCAAGAATGCCGATGGGTCTGTTCAACACCTTGATTTTCTAACACAAGACGAGAAAGACGTGTTCAAGACTTTCTCGGAAATCAATCCTGAGGCGATCATCGATCAAGCCGGTATCCGTCAACAATACATCGACCAGAGCCAGAGCTTGAACCTGATGCTTGATCCCGACATGACTGTGAAAGAAATCAATGCTCTTCATATTCGTGCTTGGGAGATGGGTGTAAAAAGTCTGTATTACAGCTACTCAATGTCGAAAGCACAGTCGTTGACTCGTAAACGTGTGATGAGTACTTCCTGTGCGGCATGTGAGGGTTGAAGATGTTTACATTAGTTTGTTACTCGTGTGACGAAGAGTTGTCGGTGAAAATCAACGAAGAGCAAGTCGAGATGATCTTCCATTGTCCGTTTTGCTCTTCGGATGACATCGAGTTGATCGAGGAACAACCTGATGAATAAATAGTACCATGGCGTGGTACTATAAAGATGAAATCTTCACGGAAGAAATGATCGGTGATTATGTGGGCTTTGTCTATATGATCACCGATCTCGACAACGGTATGAAATACATCGGAAAAAAACTATTTCATACTACACAAAAGTTGAAGCCGCTCAAAGGTAAAAAGAGAAGGCGAACAGTTGTCAAACAATCAGACTGGCAAGAATACTTCAGCTCATCGGACACGATTAAAGCCCTGGTCGAAGAAAGGGGTGCTGATACTTTTCGTCGAGAAATTCTACACCTGTGTCGCTCGAAAGGTGAGCTGAGTTACATGGAAGCAAAACTTCAGTTTGACAACGACGTGTTGTTGAGGTCTGACTTCTACAACGGCATCATCCAGTGTCGGATCAACCAATCGCATGTAAAAAATTTGTGGATCGATGAAAAAAGTTCGTGAGAGGGGTTGACATCCCCTGTTCTTGGTATTATATTGATAATGTAAACAAGGAAAGGAACACGACATGACTGATCGTTATGAAGCCGCAGCTGCTGAAGTTGAAGCTCGCCTCGAGGAATTGCGGACCCGTAAAGAGAGGTTTCTGGCTCACCCCACCTTGCATAGACGCGCAGCTCGCGTTCAGGCCGAGATTGAGAGGCTCGAGAAACTCGACCTTCAGAAATGGCGCGCAACAGGCCGTTGGGCCAAAGAAATTTGGGGTTGACATCAGCCCCACCAGTGTTTATATTAGTATTGTAACCAAGGAAAGGAATACATCATGACTACTTTTGACTTTGGTGACGGCAATGGCCCTGTCCCCGCTCACCAGCATCCTAGTGGTGGAGGTTGGGTAGCAGACACGGCTTATGTGGCAGACACTGTTTATGTCGGACCTGATGCTAAGGTCTACGGTGATGCTTGGGTCTACGACGATGCTCGGGTCTTTGGCAATGCTCGGGTCTACGGCAATGCTTGTGTCTACGGTGATGCTTGTGTCTACGACGATGCTTGGGTCTTCGACTATGCTCGGGTCTTTGGTGATGCTCATGTCTACAACAATGCTTGTATCTACGGATATGCTCAGGTCTACGGCTATGCTCAGGTCTACGGCTATGCTCGTGTCTACGGCAATGCTTGGGTCGCCGGCAAAGCTGAGGTCTACGACGATGCTCGTGTCCATGGTGATGCTCTGGTCTACAAATAAAAAAGTTTATGAGAGGGGTTGACATTACCCCCTCCAGTGATTATATAGATAATGTAACCAAGGAAAGGAACATACATTATGACCACCGAAACATAATGCTCGGGTCTACGGCAATGCTCTGGTCTACGAATAAAAGTCACAAAAGAGGGGTTGATCATCAGCCCCTCCAGTGTTTATATTAGTATTGTAACCAATGAAAGGAACATATGTCATGACTACTTTTGACTTCCGAGACGGTAAGGGTCCAGTTCCTGCTCATCAACATCCCAATGGTGGTGGTTGGGTGGCAGACACGGCTTATGTGGCAGACACGGCTTTCGTCGGACCTAATGCTCGGGTCGCCGGCAAAGCTGAGGTCTTCGGCAAAGCTGAGGTCTTCGACAAAGCTGAGGTCTTCGACAATGCTTGTGTCTTCGACAATGCTCGTGTTTTCGGCACGGCTCATGTCTACGGCAATGCTCGGGTCTACGGCAATGCTCAGGTCTTCGGCAATGCTTGTGTCTTCGACTATGCACGGGTCTCCGGCAATGCTTGGGTCTACAGCAATGCTCGGGTCTACAACTATGCTCGGGTCTACGGCGTCGCTTGTGTCTACGGCAATGCTCGGGTCTTCGGTGATGCTCGAGTCTCCGGCGATGCTGAGGTCTACGGCTATGCTCGGGTCTACGAATAAAAATCACGAGAAAGGGTGACAACGTGAACTATCGTATTGTTGAAGAAAAAAGCGGATATGAGCTTCAAGATGCAGTCAAAAAACTCATCAAAGATGGTTGGGTTCCTCAAGGAGGTGTCATGTTTGTTCCTCACAGCGGATGGAAAGAAACATGGGCTCAAGCAATGGTGAAAAAAGATGGCTAAAGTAGGAGCACTTACACTATTATTCTACTGGGCTGGTTTTACTCTAGGCATTGGTGTTGCGCAAGGCGACGGATGGACGATCACAATAGGAGTTTTGCTCTATATAGGCTCTGCGTTTTATTATCACCGTTTCGTTCGTCCCGAGGAAAACGATTAATGCAAACCTGTATGCATGAACATGGTGATTACTTTAATGGAAGTTGGATTTGCTCACAGTGTTTTCGGAGATTACAGGAAAGACCAAAGCGCTACGCAATGACGACTACTCATGACAATACACACACTCGCCAAGATATTATTTGGCAGGCGTCTATTC